TCATTAGCTACTTCCATTGCTTTACCAAAATCAGGTGCAGATGTATTTCCATCTCCACCCCACTGACCAGCAAAACATTGAACAGGTATTATGGCAGATTGTGCATGTACTTGACTACCTGGTCTTAATAAAATACCTCCAGCTCTTTGTATAGTTATAAATGGCATTTCAGCATCTCTTGGTAATCTTGTAGCAACTCTTGTGCTTACTAAATTAGTTATTGAAGTTTGATTTAAAAGAAACTGTCTAAATATAATTTCTGCATCTGGTGGTACAGGTTGATTACTTGTTGGCATAATAGATAATGATAGTTACATATAGTTAATAATTATGGTATTAATTATAACCAGCACCGCCATATCTAGTAGGTCCTGATTTTTTAGCAAACTTAGGTTTAGGGAATATTTGATTATTACCTCTTCTGTGATTTCTAGCTTGTTGTTCAAAGTAATTATATAAACTTCTAATTTCACCTTGATGTAATGGTTTTAATTCAAATTTACCTGCTGCTTCATATTGACCCAAAGAGTCCATTTTTCTTGATGAGCCAGGAGTTCTACCTAAAATCCACTCAACTACCATAATCATATGTAAAGTATCAAAACCAATATCATCAGTTTTCTTTTTTCCACGGGGTGGTTCTTGGTTCATTTTTAGAGCATGGTTTACTTCATAAGACAATCCTGAAATTAATCCGTTTAACCACTCACCAAATCCATGTTCACCATACTGTTTTGCTACATTACCAATCATCATATCCATTTCTGTTCCTGATAAGTAATTCCTACCACCACTACCAGTTAGAACTACATTTTGTTCAAAGTTAGATAATGTTATATCGTTATTACTTCTACCAGACAAAATGTTTGCAATTTCTATTGACTTAGGGCTGTGTGTTAAGTCTGCTATTGCTAATGCTTTAAATGCTCTACCTTTTATAAATTGTTCACCAGCAGCTCTAGGTGTCGCTGCCCATTGAGATGCAGCACCAGTCTGAGGGTCTACTTTAGAACCACTTCTTAATTTTTCAAAATATTTAAATGTTTTTTGTACTGATTTAGATGCAGTTTGGAAAGGTATTGATGAATTGTCATTATGGAATGCACCACCACTGGTACTAACAACTTCTATACCATCTGGTAGGAATTTATTTTCTCCTGAATATAATGGTACAGAAGCACGCATAGCATTTAGTGCTGCTTCAAAACCACTGTCAAAATTGCCTCTCGGTAATTTAAATTTCCAATTAGCTTCATTAAACATTATTAAAGAGTCAGCCATATTTGATTCTATAGAGCCTGAACCTCTAGTTCCTTCAGCATTTATATTTTGATATATAAGGTGTTGTATAGCTTTTAAGGCTTCTGGCATGCTACCACCTCTTGCAACAGTTTTTCCTCCTACTGACCTAATCTCACCCATAGCGCCCAATTCTTGCTCATCAAAATGTATTAAATCAACTGCTGCCTCATTGACTATTGATTCAGAATCAAAAGCGGCAATATTTCCATTCTCATCGTAACCTACAACAATATCATCCATGTTTGCAATATTATTTAAATCAGCACCATGAGGAATATTAAATAACATTTCTCCAACACTTGTATTACCTTTTAAAGATTCTCCTACTAACTTGTCAAAGTCACTCTCTGCTTTTATTATATTTTTCATCATTATTGCATTATCTACAACAGCAGATGCTGAAAGTGTTAATATAGCTGTAATTTTCTCCAAGGTAAGCATTAGAGCATTCATGTCATCAAAAGATTGACCTACTGATACTTGAGAGAATACTGTTTGTAAACCTGTTACTGTTTTTCTTGCAATAAAAGCAGCTTGACTTTCTATACTGTTTCTAAATTCTCTATTACTATTTTGATTTACACCTGGCACACCATTTAAAACTGTTCTAATAACATTTAAGTAATGTGCTGTTAATCTTCCTCTAGCTCCTGGTCCTGCAACATTATCCATTAAATGATATAGTTTATTATTTTTACTAGACCTACCAACTGATATTAAATTATTTAAGTCAGTTACATCTGTAGTGTCGTTCCATTGAAAAAATAATTGTGATTGACCAGTTGTTGGGTCTTGTACTTTATTTAATTTTCCTAATCCTAGTGCTTGAAAAATGTGAGCTCTAGTGTCCATAGAAGTCATACCTATTAGTTTTCCTAGTTCTGAATTATCCCCAAAATATTTAGCAGCATATTCAAAATCTGATGTATTTTGTATTTGTAAACCTTTAAAACCTCCATCTTTTACACCAGAAGCTAGTTGTTTAACTTTTCTCATTAAATTGTTAGCTTCTACACCAGCACCCATCTGTCTCATTTTTTTAACAAAGCCAGGGTCTAACAATTTTTGATAAGGTATTCTTCCTAGTTCTTGTTGTAACATACCTTCACCATCCATATATGTTAAAATATCTACAGCAAAATTGTCATTAGTAATAAACCTGTCATAATATGGTTCATTAACTAAAGAACTCATAAATCCTTCATTTAAAATACCTGTTGTAAATTTACCAGTTACTGAATACTTACCAAATGCATCCATTTTAAATCCGTGTGACATTCCTGGAATACTGCTAGTTACACTATCCTTATTTGTTCTAACAATAGAAGCTGCATCAATAAATCTGTCATTTCCTCCATCACCCATAAATGAAACTGATTCACTATTAAAAGCATTCATAATTCTTTGACCTTGCTTTCTTATGGAATCGCTACCAAGTGAGTAATTTCTTTTTCTTATTGTAGTTCTAAGATTTCTACGATATCTTCTAATAGCTTGTAAACCACTTTGATGAACTTCTCTTTCCATTCTTTCTGTTTTAGTTTTAAATGCTCTAGCAGCAGATGTATATTGTCCTTTACCTAACCTAAATTTAACACCTACTTTTTGTTGTAAAGTTTTATCAAAACCCAAAACTCTTCCAGCATCTGTAAATCCTAAAAATGCTGCTGCTTCTTCACAAGCTCTTGTAAAAAACAAGCTTGGTAAATATATCATTCCATCAGTTCTTTTTGTAAACTGATTATTTGCGTCAGTAGCAGGACCACCATATTCTATTTGCTCAATGTCCCTTATTTTATCAGCAGGACCAATTCGTGCTTTACTTGTACCAGCAATAATTTCAGCAGTAATAAAAGCTTTTCCTTTTTGATGAATTGGTAATATGTGTATAGATTCTGCAATTGCAATTTTGTTAGGAACATAGTTATTGTCTTTAGGTCCTATACCTCTATAAGCTTCTTCCTTTTTTCTATTTTGATATCTCGTAGAGTTTGTAGTTATATCTACAATTTCTCTTTCAGCACGCTCCCCTTCTTGTACAAATGCCATTTGTCCTGCAAGAAATGGTGTAGGTGCGTCGCTTGGAATTCTAGTATCATTATTCATATTCAATCTTACAGAAGACCAAGTACCTGCTTCCTTATGTTTGAAGCCAGCTAATAATTTTTTTAAATCTAATGTTTTTTTAGCACTTAAAGGACCTGTAGCATTTAAATCTCTTCTAATCTTTTTTTCTATTTGTGCATGTAATGGATGTAATAATTTTCCATAAGGAATAGCAAACAAACCTTTTTTACCAAAATTTTGAGTAGCATCAGTATAAACATCTATTTCAAATGCCTTTAATGCTTTTAATATATCTTCTTCATTGTCATGATATAAAGCACCAGGTTCTGTTAATTTATCTTCTGTTTTTGTTTTATTTAAAGTTCTATTACGTTTTCTATCTGCTCTGTATTGAGTTAATAAATTTCTATAAATTCTGGAGCCATATCTATCGGCACTTCTTGTATTTTGTGAAGCTTCGTTATTTACATGGTCGTAATAATCAACCATAGCTGGGTCTATGTATACATCATCTAAACCAAAACCAACATTAAATCTAGGTTTTGAAGTAGGTGTATCACCAATAACTACAGCTGCACCTGAAGCAGCAGCCTGACCAACACCATAGTGTACCTCTTGTCTAAAACCGCCAACTCCTTCTAGAAACCAACCACCATATATGTGATTTAAATCTCTGAGTTGTTTATCAGTTGCATTAAGCATATTAAATTGTGAATTTACTTTGTTATTGTTTAAGTTTGATTCTTCTTTAGGAACTAATACTCTTCTCATTTGTTCAGTTAGATATTTAGTTTTTGCATCTCTTCCACCAATTTTTGGAGAAAGTATTTTTAATACTGTTCTAGCAAGACTATTAAAACCTCTGTCAGACATTTTGTCAATAAAACTTAAAATAGCTAACAAATCATTTTGTGCTAATAAATCTGCTTTATTTACTAAAGTATCAGTAGCTACAGCTGAGCTTTGATGTGTTCCTACTCTAAAAAGAGCATTTGCAACGGTACGAGCAAATGTTTTATTTGTAATTCCAAAAGCTTCAGCTCCTTGAAAGTCAGGAGTAGGTAATCCTAGATTGTTAGCCAACATAGCAATCTCTGTACCTCCAGCATCCAATGCAGCTCCTAATTGGTCACCTAGTTTGGCTTTTAGTAATTGCATATCTGATTCAATAGATTTATTTAATGCTTCCATACTATTATTTTGAGCACCTTCTAAAAAAGGGTTAGTAAAACCATCGACTGTCATGCTATATGATTGGCCGTTACCTTGTGGAGTTCCAATAACCTTTACATTAAATTTTTCAAACGCTGACAATGGATTATCCATATCTGGAGATAAACCATCTGTTCCTTGTTCAAATGCATCAATACTTCCAGACAAATTGTAATAGTGTCTTATCATTGTTCTTTTTCTATCTTTAGATGCACTAATGTTTTCTTTTCTATAATGACGTGTTGCAAGGTTATTTGAAGAGTTCATAACTTCAGCCATGTGGTCAGCCATAATATCATTAACCGCACCTCTAACTGTCTCCTCTGCTTGAGCCAAACTTGATTGGTCTACAAGTGACATAATTTGTTCAAAAGCACTGTCACTCATAGCTAAGTGTTCACCACTTTTATCTACAATTCCGTATCTTGAATCAAATGTCTTACCTTTTAAACCTTGCTTTCTGTTAAAATTTTTTGCTTGAACAAATGCATTATTTCTAATTGGGTCAGGAGCACCAGATACTGCTCTCATGTAAGATGCTTGTTGCCATTTAAATAAAAAGTTATCTGATTTATTAGAAGTCAATTCTTTTTTAGCTTCTCTTTCTATTATTTCTGGTCTAAATATAGCTTCTAGTATTTCTTTTTTACCTGCACCACCTGCAGCTCTTGATATAATTTGTTGTTGAATAATACGACCACCATAAATATTTGCATAACGATTAAATATTTTGCTAGATGTTCTAGGTATTAAAGCTCCTCTTAATTGTGGAATACCTCTTCTTGCTAAAGCTAAAACAGTACCACGCTGTCTAATCTGTTTAAAACCTCCACCTTGCATAAACTTTTTACCTCTGTTAAAAGTGTTTATTGCTTGTGATACATCATAAGGCATAGATATAATTTTAGAGCTAATAGGAACACCAAAAGCTCTAAGAGTAGACATGTTGTAACCTATTGCATATCTTAGGTCTGCCCCTTTAAGTCCTTTAATGGATTTAAATAATGCTAAGCTTCTTTCGTCAGGTTTAGAAATTAAAGCTAATTTAGGTACTTGTATAGATTGTCTAAGGGATGGCATTATTCAAAATAATGTGCCGACAACACAACCCCTACAACTCCTCCACTTCTATTATGTGATTTTCTCACTGCGTCTATTTCGTAGTACTTATCGTTATCAGTAAAATCTTGCAATCTGTCATTTGCTTTTATATCAACATCTCCATGAACATGTATTGAAAAATTTTCTAATATTGTGTTTCTTCCTGATTTATCTTCAGATGTACCAGAAGATATAATTTTACATGCTACACCAGTTAGGTGAGATTGCCATGTCTGAGATTCAATTCCGCGTTCATCTACAGTAGCTGAAGATATTCTTTGAACATTAATTTTATCTTTATATAGTCGTTTGTGTAGTTGACCTGCCATATTTAAAGACTAACAGGCTAATTAAGAATTATTGTGTTTTGAGGTCTCTAGCCCTTTTAGCTCTTCTATTTTTAGATTTACATATTTTACAAAAATTACTTCTACTATCAAAACTTTTATTAGACTTTTCTTTTTTACACATTAAACATTTGCGGTAAATTGTATTTTTTGGTTTATTATCTTTTATTTCTAATAAGCAATTAAAGCAAAACTTATGATGACCATCTGCATATTTTTGACTTTTAGGAAATTTATTTATGTCTAAATTATCTTTACAAATAGAACATATTTTTTTACTAGGGTCTAACTTTGCATATTTTCTTTTTTCTTGTGCTTGATTTATTCTTTGAGCTGAATCAATGTCATCTCTTAACCATGTAGCAAATGCATCATAGCTAACAGGTAAATCTTTATACATTTCTCTACTTGTTAATGTAAATTGACCACTTTCTATTCTTGTTGCTACTTTTTCAACAACTTCATAATTAATTTTAAAGACTGCGCCAATACCAGATTCATGTCTTATTTGCCTTACTCTTTCTACTGAGACACCCCATTCATCAGCCCACTCACGAAGTAATTTTTCTGGGTATTTTTTAAATAGCTGTAAAGCTTCTTCAGGTGATGGTGCTTGTCTATTAGGCATAGACTTATTTTACTATAGAAAAAACCTTTTTCTAAACTTTCCTATTATTTGTAGGTCTGAACCAGATAGTATAGAAACTGAGTTCATACCTATATTTCCTACATAACTAATAGAATAATCTCCTAGTGATTCAGAATCTGCTGCTGTAAAATTTGATACTTGTGAAGATGTTTGAGAAACTATTTCTCCTGCTTCTTGTTGTGCTGACATAACTAAAGCAGACTCTAACATTCGAGCGGATGCTCTAGCGCTAACATATCTAAACTGTATAGGTACTGTTTGTCCGTACCCTCCGCCTGTATCGTATCCTGCTGTATAAACAACTGTTATATTATCAGGTTGAGCGAAAGACCATCTACTTCCAATTCTTCTAAGACGACCATTTTCATACCATAAGAAGTCTTTATCATTTCCATATTCTAAAGCATTACCATCTTCTGTTACAGATGTTACAGCATTAATTGGTCCTTGTTCTAAAAATAATTCTTTGGTTTGATTACCTGACATTGTTTCTGTATAAGTGTTGTAATCAACATCAATGCCTAAGTATTCTCTAATTGCTTCATCAACTAGAGGTATTATATTATTTGTTAAATGTGTCTCTAAGTCGCTATGAAAGTCTATTAAGGCGAATGTCTCTACATCAGCAGCAGTACAGAAAGCCATTTATGACCTCCTATTTGTCTGTAGATTTAGATTCTTTTTCTACCTTGGCAGATTTATCTTCGACTGGTTCTTGAGCTTTAGTTTTTGCAGGCTCTGCTTTTTTAGCAGAAGCTTTCTTTTTCTTAGGAGCATCTAATGCGCCTTGCTCTTTTAACCATTCTGTAGGGTATTCTTTTCCTGCTTTAGCAATCAAGTCAGCTTGACTAGATGGTAAATCAGCTGGAACACCTTTCCAGATTTTTCCGTCAGGTAGCTTATAAATATTCTCTTTTGGTGTTGTATACATAATAATTTATCTTACCTTATTTACCGCGTTTTTTAGGTTTTTTAGGACCCTTCTTTGGTTTATATTTTCCATATCCCATTTTATCTTCTCCTAGGTCGTCTAGCTTTTACACGGCCACCACTTTTCATCTTTCTAGGACGAACTCGACCACCCATCTTATATGACTTGGGTCTACCCCTCGGCATTAGATTCCCCATCAAAATTTTTAATTTCTTTAACTTTCTCTTCTTTAGGTTTTGTAAACTGTTTTAATATTTCTTCTGATTTCTTAAAAAATTCTTCATCTCTAACTATCATTCCAAACATTTGTAGTTGAGTTTTTCTATCTTCTGGGTTCATTTTTTCTCCTTGTTCTCTTGGGGCAAATTACAAAATTCACCCCTAAGAAAACTAATTATTTGTTCTTACAAACTTTAGAAGTTTGTTATAGAACAGAATGCTGTTGGACGATACAACGCAAAACCTAATCTCATGGTCAATCTAATTGCCAATTGATTTTTTGCGAAGAAGTCACTATGGCTGTCAGAAACAGCAAGGTCTACACCTTCTCTCATAACAACTTGTGCGGCGTCTCCACCACCAAATTTACCAACTAAAGCAGTTCCTGCAGCAATTACTGTAGAAGGAACGACTCTAAGACCCCAAATTCTTGGAGTCACATCAGCACCAAAACCACCTGCAACTACGAACAATGGGTTCTTAGAAGCAAGACCTGCGGTAGCATCTCCTGCTTGGTCTGTTACAGATGTAACGATGTCATACCAGTCAGATGGGTGCATTACGATAGAATCTGCTTCTACGTATGCATCTTTTCTGATTTCTGTTATGGCTTGATAAATTTGACCTAATCTTGCTAACTCTCCAGAGTATGAAGAATAGTCGAATGTATTGATACCTGATTTGTTCAATACACCTGTTAGGTTCGGTGCACTTCCGTCACCGTTAACTAATTGATTGTCCATGTTCAACTTCATCATTGTTGATAAACGTGAGTTGACATATCCTTGAATACCAGCAACATCAGCTAACAACTCGTCAGTTACAGGCAAGAATGTAGCCATCTTTCTGATGGATTCTGTTCTTTCTGTAAATGCTAAAGCACCTTCATTAGATGTACTAATGTCAGTAGACTCAGCAACTGAACCAGCGTTGTTGGTGAATGTTGTCTCTTCGAGGTAGACATATGCATTTTGGTTAGTTTGAATTTGGTCAAACAATCCAATAACGCTGTCTGGGTTACGAAGAGCGGTCTCTAGGATACCAGGAGCTCTTAAGCTTTCTGGTGGATAACCAGTTGTATTCAATGTTGTTTTGAATTCAGCGTGTGAGTCTACACCTTTAACACCATTTTCTGTATATGCTTTATAAGCTTGAGAATTTGCGAATTGCTCACCAATAGATGATGGGCCTTTCTTCTCAGGCATTGCATTAGGAATGGTATTCACGGGTGCTTCATCAGCGCCAACTTCCATAGCTTTTTCGTTCTTAGCTTTGGCTTTTTCGATACTTAAATCATCAACAAATCCAGCAAGTTCTGTATTAAGACCTTTAATTTTCTCTTTGGCCTCAGGACTGTACTTGCCGTCTTCTGATGAATCGAAAGCAGCTTTTAGCTCTTCACGAGATTTTGCAATCTGCTCTTGAAGTTCATGTACTTTTGACATACTTTGATTATCTCCTATATATTATATTTTAGAGGACAGGTTCGTCCTCTTCTGTTATGTCGATATCCACGGTATCAGCCAATAAAGACTGACCCTCTAACCACTCTGCATCAAAATCATCGTCAGACGATTCACTGTTATCATCTGTAACGGCTTCAGGTGATTCTACTTCAGGTTCTTCTGAAGTTTCCACCTCTTCTACCTCAACGTCATCAGATGGGTCTTCATCTTCGACAACGTCTTCAACAGGTTGTTGTTCCTCAACTTCTAACTCTAAAACTTCAGCAGGTTCACTTCCAACATTTTCGATGAATTGGTCTAATTCGACCCACGCATCGCTCAAGTCTTCTTGAACTGCTCTTAAAGCTTCAGTAGCTTTTGTACCTAGTGTTCTTCCATCTTTAGCACGCAACATCGCAATGGCGGTAGCTCGTACCATCAAGTCGTCTAATGCAGCAAGCACATCTTTGACTTGTTCTGAGAAAGTTTGACTTTTCTCGGACACTTCTATTTCTTCTGATTCTTGAGTCTCTATTGTTGCTTCTTTAATAGAATTTCTTACTTTTTGTAATTCTTTCAAATACAATGCAGGATTTTCTATAAGCATATCAACAGTTATAGACTTTTCTTCTTCTTCAACTACCTCCTCGGTAGGTTCATCAGAAGGCTCCTCAGAAGGAACTTCGGCTTCTGGTTCTTCTTTTTGGAAAGACCCAGAGCCTAAAACACTTTTCTTTTCATCCTCCACTAAGTCTTCAACCAATTCTTTATTAGATTTGATTGCCATAGTGTAGGTATCTTGATTTGCACCAACAAGTACAGGTGATACTTCAAATACGGTTAAGTCTTTTAGGTATCTTGCATCTTGTTCGTCTTCGCTGTCAGCACTCTTGAATGGTGCTCTTTCAGCGTCATTTACTCTATAACCGAATGACCATTGTTGCATGTCACCCATGTTTTTTACTATTTTATAAGCTTCTTGCCCTGAATCAGTATCCATGAAAAATTCACCATCGAAGGTTGCTTTTCCATCGTCTTCTTTGATTCTTCCTTTTCCGATTGGCATGTCCCACTTGTGTGCCCATACCATAGGAACATCGCCAGATTTAAAACCTGATTTGATTGAACCTGGGAGAACTACATCTCCGTCAGAATCTAGACTATTGAATACTGAAAATACAGCAGAAACTTTACCTTCGGCTTCTTGTTTTAATTCGAAATCGATGGCCTTTACTTCTTTTTCAGACATAGCTATTAATATCTCCTCTGTTAACAGATTTATTAAAGGCACGCTATATAAGTAATTTTTGCAGATGCTTTAAAAAAGCGTGGTATTTTATTTGTCTTTTATGTCTTTTATAACTGTGAGTTTTGAGACTGGCATTTTTACTTTTCTATCAGTTTTCTTATGTTTACCATTTTCAAGTATTGCATAGACTTGCATAGTGGCTTCTCCATCATTTACTGATGTAACTATTCCGTGTACTGTTGAGGGTGGGTCTGGGTCCTTATTAATAGACCAACTAACAGATTGTCCTACTCTAACACTAGCTGCTTTCTCCCCACTTTTCTTAGATGAGAGCGGATGAGAAGAAGGTAGCAAGTCTTGGTCATAAGGTTTTCTCTTAAATCGTCCTGTACGCAATGCGTGTAAGAACCCATTTACTCTGGCTAATGCCCATTGGTCAGCTGAAGAAACATTTCCTCTTACTGAGCCAGGATTAGTCCTGTAAGCACCGACACCTCTATCGAAAACTGCGGCCAAAGTTCTAGCGTTTGTTCTATGTTTTGGATTTTTATCATTATGATTTTTTGCTTTTTCAGAAAGAATTTTTTTGATTCTTCCTGATACAGCTTTCAATGCAATCTCGTCAGCCATTTCTTCTGCTAAATCAGAAGCTGCTTTTCTCCTAGAACGAACAACTTTCTTTTGGTCGTTAATTATTTTTTTCATAGAAGATACACCTATGTTAGAAACACCACCCCACTTAATATTGGCAATAGTGCCATTAAGTCGGTTGTTACCTTGATGTCTTCCCATGTAACGTTCTCTTCTACGAACCCAGTTAAGAACTGATTCACTTCTGTCACCAGACTTATATTTAGTCCAATTTCTAAAGGCATCATTTCCTGTGAATGATGTAGGAGGGTTACCTCCGTTACCAGCTCTTCTCCAAATCTCAGGCCAATTTTCTTTTAGGTCTTTTGCATAACCATATGGAAATTGCTTATATTTTGAATTAGAGATTGATACCTGCTTATCATCTCCTGGACTTGGAAAATTTGTTCTATCTTTTTTAGGTTTTTCTTTTATATTTTCTGGTTCAATACTAAATTGTGATTCCATAATTACTTCAGCTTCTTCTAAACTTACTTTGAGTTCTTCCATTATATCAACAAGGTAAGATTTTTTTGACCTTTCCATTTGCTCATGAGTTGCACAAGGCATATAGTAAGTAGTTCCTCTTACTTCGTGTTCGTGATAACCTTCGCAACCAATTTCTTTAGCTCTTCTTTCAGCAGCTTCTATTGTGTCATACATCCACATATTGCTAGAAGTATTTCTACCTGGGTGTGCAGACTTTACTAACTTACTATAATCTTCTTCACTATCGCATGGCATATAAAATTTACCTGCTGTTCCCCTGTCAACGACATGGTAACCATCACAGCCTAATTCTTTAGCTCTTGCAATAGCTTCTTCTCTTGTAGTGTAAGTATCAGCCATTACTGGTGCTGCAGCTTTTTTAGGTTTCTTTTTTAAATAAGATTGTGCTTCTTTTTCTGTGTCAAAACATTTAATAACTTTTCCATCATCATGACTAATAACACACCAAGCACCATTAGGCATTTCAGCTATATACTTACCTTCATTACGAGGTTCTTCATTCTGTTGTACTCTTTGGTCTCTTAAATTAACTTGTGGATATTCTTCCAATGTAAGTAAATCTTTTTGTTCTGTTTCAATGTCAGAACCAGCAGCAGCTAAAGGATTGCCCTCTTGTTCATTTTGAGCTTGTTGTCTGTTAGCTTCTGGCATATCATTTAAAATAGCTTGACCATCAGTATCAACTTGAATCATATTTAGTGGTCTTAAGTAAACATCATGTTTGTCATCAGAACTTAAACCTACAACTTGTCTTGCTTCACCAATAGTTATCCAACCACCAGCTACACCCATGTTTACTCTTTTATACATATTGTCCATATCTGGTTGTAATGCTCTAACAGAGTTAATATCATATTCTGCTCTAAGTGAAACATCTTTAAAGTCTGGAACTAATAATTGATGTGTTAATTCATTAGCTACTGTTCTCCACATTGGAACAAGTTTTTGTTCTGTAAAAAATTCTCTTAATTCTTTTGTATTGTTAAAAGTTGCTGCATCCAATCCAGCTCCGAGTCCAGCGAGAATAGCTGGGACACCTAAAACTGCAGATACTCTTTCTTCAGGTAATCTTCGTAACTCACCCAATTTCATTTGGTCAGGTGAGAAAGAAACAATATCTACATTCATAGCACCAGATAAAACCATAGGTGCAAATCTATTAGCACCACCAAACTTCTCTTTATACATTTGAAGTATTGATTCAGCTTCATCTTTAGTAGGGCCACCATATCCATCATTTCTTGGTGTAAGAACTACACCAGGTACAGCCATGTTGTTGAGCAGTGCAGCTGTATATTGTCCAGCAGCTTCATCACCTAATATTTCACGAAGGACTGTTTTAAGCGGAGCATGTCCTCTTCTGTGGTCATTAGGGTCTATTCCTTGTCGTATGTGGACAACATCTTTTTCTGATAATTCAATTTTTTCGCCTTTACCATAAACGGAATAATCATAGTGTGTAATTAAAGTATCTTCATTACCTCTTACTTCTACTAGGTGTGGCATAAGTGGTACAAGTTCAACAACTTGACCTTTTGTATCTCTGTTTTTATAAAGGAAAGCATCACCGATTGTATTTAAAGCTAAAATTATATAATGTGATAATAGGTTAGAAGACATAAATGGATTAGGTCTTCTATATAGTTGTGCTAATGGGTGGTCAACAGATATTTCTTTATCACCAAATTCTTTATCTATTTTTACAATTTGTAAAGGTGGTTCTGAAAATGATGTAGCTAAAACATTTAAACATGCAGTTACAGCAGAGTTTCCTGAACCGTCACCTATTTCTTTTAGTTTGTTGGATTCAAAAAAACCTGATGATGTGTTATAACCATATATAGAGGCATCGTTGCCAAATAATTGATTGTAATTTGATTGAGCTTTTTCTTCATTACCTCTTCCAGGTACGATAAAATCTAAAGCTTTCTGGAATCTACTTTTTTCTTCCATTTAATACGCTGTCCATCCGTGTCTTAGTTGTACTGACTGTGCTGCGAGACCCAGAGCATCAACTTGGTCGTCATGTGCTCCAACAGGGAAAGTCAATAATTCTCTCTCTAATTCTGTCAACCATGTCGCATTTTTGCGAAACATGATATCACCTGCCTCCATCCTAGCACTTAGCGGTAAAGCTTTGGTTATTTTATCTTTCTCTGCTCGCATTTCTTGCACTCTCATTCCAGACCTACCTGCTTGCTGAATAAAAGCTTTAGAAAAACCTTGATTTTCCATACATACATGTCTCCATCTGTATTTATCTGACATTCTTTTCATAGCAGGAACAATATCAGGCCCTTCCATCTTTACTCTTACTAAATCTTCTAAGAAAAGTTGATTACTTGGTGTTCTTGCAAAAGACATTATTACTGTATAGTCAGATGATTTCTCTGTTGTCACTGCTACATCTACAGCACCAAAGTGTTCTAAGTCTTGAGGATTCCATTGTCCTCCACCACCCATATAAAATCCTGATGGTGATAAATCAAAATAAGAAATCCATTCAGGTTTAAACAAACCTTGACCAGCTTCAACAAACTCGGCCATATATTCTTGTGCAAAGACTATTGAACCTACTTCAGTTTTAGCTGCTTCAATTTCATCAGGGTCTATAGCAGGATTATCAATAGTAGAAAATCTAAATCTTTCCCAGTTATCTTGCTCACCTGCTGTTTCCCATAAATCATAAAACCAATTACCTACACCTAAAGGAGTACTAATAAATAAGGCCGAACCTTTTCTTTCTGTAAGAGTAGGTCTTAATACTTCTTGCCAAACTTCTGGCTTAACGAAAGCGGCCTCATCAATAACTATAAAGTCTAAACCTTCACCTCTTAGTCTTTGCGGATTATCAGCAGACTTACAAGCAATAAAACCACCATTGGGAAAAAGAACTTCCATATTGGCGATTGAAATTTTTGGCTCAATTTCTTTAGGAAATGAAAGTGCTGCATTTTCTAGCGCTCTCCAGCCAACCCTAGCAATAGAAAAAGTAGGAGCAACCCACCAAGCTCTACCTCCAGCCAATGCCGTTTGGATACAAAGTTGAACACCAAGTCTAGTCTTACCAAAACGGCGACCAGCACAAAGTATTTTCCAACGTGCATCACTCTCAGCAACTTTTTTCTGAGCTGGGTGAAGGGAAGGTAGTTCAGGTGCATATATTGGCATTTATAAAAGTTCTTTTGATTTAACTCTTAATCTTTCTATAGATTGCTCTATTCCTGTTTTTGCTTGATGCCATGATACATGATTTTGTGAATCCTGTAATTTGTTTGGTTCTAGTAACAATAAAGCAAAATGGTCTGCCTCAAGTTTTTTTAATTGTGAATCTACAATAGTTTGTTTATCTTCTTCTGAAATGTGTTCGTATTCCATATTCTCCTACCATCTATATTTTTGCTTACTTGCTTTTTGTACTTGTGCCATAGATTTAGCACTCAATGTTGAAGGGTCTTGTATAAACTCTGCATCCATTGGTGTCTCAAACATAACATTCTTAGATATCTGTCTTTTACAAACGACATTATCTTTTGGACACAGTATTTCTGGGTCCTCACTCATTTTGTGTGTTATCTCATAACTTGTTTCACAAGATAAACATTTATAATCATATCTGGGCATTAAACGTACCTTTTTAAATAAGCTCTTACAAACTTAGTGTACTCCCTTTTTGCACCAGTTATTGTTTTACCATCAAAAATATCGTGATGAAATTTACAGAACATGGCCACATTACCTTCATTGTTAGAAATGTCTCTATTCATTCCTCCCATTCCAATTCCAGTAATGTGTGCCATTTCCAGCCACTGTGTAGTATCGCATTCAGGCCATTCACACTTGTATTGTGCACGTTTCAAAGCTTTCTCACGTAAAGCAGATTTATTTATTTTACCTGTACCTTCACGTTTTTTCTGACCCATACCAGATACACCATGAGATTTGCTTCTACGTTTTTTAAATTCTGCATAGGTTTCTTTTTCTGGTTCCCACTCAACTCTAGCCATTTTCAATTCCTCTTGGGTTGTACATAGTGTACTTAACTGTTATTTCTTCTCCAGACTTAATATCCCTTAAAAAATATAAATATCTAACTCTTTGGACTTCTACAATCTTTGCATTAGGTTCTTCACTATGATTGATAAAACCACCTAAAGGCGTTCTGTATAATTTTGTAGTTATAGAGTCTTCTATATGAGTGATACCACCGTTTACACCTTTTTCTATATCACCTATTGCAAATAGTCCTAATCCATCAATGTTAGATTTATCTATTGTAAGAAATTCAGGTAAAGGTTTATATGTCATTATGAAACCAATCTAAGGGAACGTGATAGTTATGTAAAGATTTTTCTTTAAAATCTACATTCATCCATTTCTCGTATCTTTTTATAGTTTCTTGTAACTTAGGGTCTTCGTAGTATCTGACAAAGTTTTGCATTTCTTTTTGCTCTAACATATCTTTTTCTTCAGGACTGACAAAGTGATGCCAATAAGCCCTTCCTCCACCTTCAGAGCTTATCTCTGTGTTATACATGTGACCCACAATTGGTTGTGTATTTGGATAAACAAGTTCCCAACCATCATTAAGTAATTTAAATGTTTTACACATATCTTCTTCCATCATCAGCATTTCTGGGTCTTCATCATAAAGAAAGTTTTCACCGCTAAAAGAAAAGTTATAACTAAACTTACCAGTAGGAATTAACTTTCTATCATCTTCCATAGTATCTTTTACCATCCAAGGTAAGCAATACTGCCATATTGGTTGTGCTAAGAAAGGATATAGTTCTAAGTCCCATTCTTCTTCCCAACCAATGTACGGATATAAATTCTTTTTATCTAAAAAAACTCTCTCTTCATTTTTATAAGTGTACTTTGAAGGATACGCAGTAATGATTGATTTTTTATTACCAGTTAGTTTACTAGCATCTGCATAGAGCCAAGCTAACTTTTCATCCCAACCTTCAGAAAACTTAGTATGACTATCAATAGAAAGAACAAAGTCTTGTCCGTCATATAATTCAGATACACCTTTCCTAGCTTTACCAGTACCAATCTTATCTAATCTGTTATGTTCGTTTATGTAATCAAAGTATCCTTTAATGTTTCCACCAAATGTAGAAATAAGAGTTGAGAGTTTCTTTTCTTCTTCTGGTGATGATGATAAAAATCTAATTCCAAAATGTATGTCGTGTGATTTAGCATTTTCAAATGCATCAAAAACTGTAGGTAGTAATTCAGTATCGTGCATTGTTGGCATTGCTATAAATATTGACATAGAGTTATCCTAACAGATGTTTGTTTTAGATACAGCTCTCCTAGAAGAGCCGTTGATGGGAGGAGGTCGGTGTGGATGCCGACTTAAGATAACTTTAACATTTAAAGACAATGGGTGTGGTATTTAAATGCTACAGTAATCTAATGGATTACATTGTAGGATTTATATTTGGATATTATTTAAAAATTATAATTAGTTACATTAAACAATTATCTGAAGATTATCAATTTAATAACAACTATAAAACTATTATCGAATTAGACGAAGAATGGGATTGGATTTCATATGATGAAGACGACTTACCTTAAGCCTTATTTCTCCTTTCCCTTCTAATAGCCCTGCGTTCTCTTTCTGATTTACCACCCCATATCCCAAAGCGTTCTTTTCGCTCAACAGCATATTCTAAGCATTCCTCTCTTACTGGACATCCCATACAGATTTTTTTAGCTATTACTGTTGAACTGCCTCGGTCTGGAAAAAAATCATCCTGATTTGGATGACCTTTACAAGCAGCGTCTACATACCATTTAGGTACATCTATTACATCATCAAAGTCTATGTGTAAATCCATAAGTAGATTTAACTACAGAGTCAATAACGTTACTAGGACTATTAAGACAGAATAAAGGCAATTACTATATTCGAACATAT